TCTGTTGTACTACTATCTGCTGAACTGTCTGCTGCACCTGCGGCTGCTCCACCATCTCCTTCGCCTCCTGGCGGTGATGTAGTTGTTGTAGTTGTTGTAGTTGCTGGTGCTTCAGTTGTAGTTGTTGTAGTTGTAGTTGTAGTTGTTGTTGGTGCTTCAGTTGTAGTTGTTGTAGTTGGTGCTTCAGTTGTAGTTGTTGTAATCGGTGCCGCTGTTGTAGTTGTTGTGGTTGTAGTAGGCGCTTCGGTTGTAGTAGTTGTGGTTGTAGTAGGCGCAGCCGTTGTTGTAGTAGTTGTGACAATTGCACCGCTTACTACTACAGTTGTATCAATGATCGATTCTGTAGATCCTGTTCCTGTTCTAGTAACTACAATAGTACCATATCTAGGACCATCAATCCCAGCGACGTAAGAATGATCTACTGAAAATGTTTTACTTTGCGACACTGTAAGTAGCGTGTTAGCCGTAAAACTACTTCCCGTAAAACTAACTGGGCCGCCAAACTGCGACAAATCAGCGGTATGCTGTATTCCAAGAGGTGTGTTAAAAGTTATACTTACTATAGAAGTTTCTGTGTTACCGTTATTTGTAACTGTAAATGTTTGCGCAGCCATATTTTCTCCGAATTTATAAGGTATTTATCATAAAAAACAACATTTGTCTTATTAAGAAGATCCTGTAATGCCTTTCGAGACTAAAAACGATCTATAATCATCACTTAGCCACGAGCCTAATTCGTCAGTGCCGCCATTTGTCATAAAAGTTAAACCGCGGGAATCCATATACTCATTAAGTAATGCTCTAGCTTGGGCGTCAGGCAACTGGCCTACTGCTGCCAACGGCGGATTCCACTCTGCCAAAGGAATCTCTTCTAACGTACTGAAACCATTATTATAGTTAGTTGATATGTATCCTGGACGATTAGCCGGTAGTCCGCCATTTGGATAATAGTCGATATTCCCGCCGACTCTAGTAACACTAACTACTTCTAAATCTTTAAAGAAAACTGGTTGTGCATCTCTATCCCAATAGAAATCTCTGCCATCCACAGCTTCTCGAACATTGCCATCTGGGTCTGTTATTAAGACTTTACCGGCGCCTATACTTGGGCCTGCAACAAAAGGACTAGCGTCACTACCTGCTACATATACACTTTGACCTGAATTTGATGCTTTAGTGGCCGCTGCCAAATTTGCTTCAAGAGTGGCGATTTTTGCATATAGTTCAGCAAAATTCTTTTCGATACTAATTATATTAGCCCTGTCAATTCCAGGGGGGATTGATTGTGAAGTTAGTGGTTTTCTTGCCATATTAATTTAATGTAATAGTTGATTCTACCGCTGTTCCATTTTCATACTTAAAATAAAAATATATTCTAGATTCTATTGGATCAGACTCTATGAATGTTCTTTTAGTATCTGTTTTAGATATCTCTATGTCAGTTTGAAATATAAATTCATTTTTTGGTAAGGTAACAGGATCTGTGTTAGATGTTAAATTCCATCTAATATACTCTTTTCCGTTAGCTTGAATCAATTCAAATTTTGTTTCATCTGCTCCAGATATAGGTGTCATGAGAGGAACAAATTCTCCATTTACTTTTGCTAGACTTGTTATTTTATAAGTATAATTATCAGTATATGGTAACTTTGTAGAATTTAAAATAGTCATCGGATTATCTAGTTTGAGCAAAATACAATAGGTTGCATCTTTTTCGTCGACACTAGTTGAAATATAAAAGTAAATTTGATTAAACTCTAACCCATTTTCTACACTAACATATCTTTTAGTTATGAAAAACAAAGAATTACCATAAGATGATACTGATTTAATTATTTTGTTATTAGTATCAGTATTACTGTTAGCATCAACAGTTTCTGTATCATCGAAAATCTTATATTGGTTATCAAAGTTTAAAGTTGTCGTTACAGGTAGTGACCATGTCGTGCCATTAAACGCTCTATTGCTAGCCGTATATTTTCTTGTTGTAATTGTAGTATCATGATTAACAGGAATAGCAGATGTTGCAGGAACATTTATTAAATGTAAACATGCTTTTTTAACTGCCATAGACACATCATATGTTCTATCAAGTAAAGGTATTTCTGTTATACCATCAATAGTAAAACTACCAGAGTACGAATTATCTGTAGTTTTCCAATATATTTTATCAAGTGTTGTTGGATTCTCGATTAATACCGACCAATCTAATTCTCCGTTAACAAACGTTGTATCATTATCCGGTAATATGATTTCCATGTCTGTTCCATATTCCGGACTTCTACTATAAGTTAAACCAGCAGTCCATATAGTAGTATACCCAGCATCTGCATAAAACTTTATTTTTGCAGTAGATAAATTAAAACCAAGACGATACGCGATACCTCTAGTCAACTTTAAATCAGTTACTTCTTTACCAAGCGTATCGTAAACAGTGACAACAGAACCTTTTTGTTTAAAGAAATATGTATAATTTGAATAATCGGCTACAGGATTAACAGTTGGATTATTGATATTTAATTCAGGAGAGCTATTTGGATCCCAACCCATATATGTTGGATCTCCAGTAATTGCTACTTTCTCATAACCAACTACATCACCGCAATAATCTAATATTGGTTTAGTAACGTATTTGATTGGTGTTTTATCTCCGTTTTCTATTACTGATTCTATGTCGGCCGGAATCATAATTTTTATTGTGTTAGTATGTAATATACCATTAGCATCTTTTACTGGATAGTCATCGCTGATATTTTTAACACGTTGTATATTCTTTGCTGTGTTTAGTTTATCATTTAATCCCAATGGATCAGATAGATTTTTTTCTAATCTCTTAATCTCGCCCTTCATTCTAGAAGTCTGAGCTTTAAGATTGTTAGCAAAGGCATTGATAGTCGACTGAAATCCAGCTGGATCATTTTTAAAATTTCGAATTGCATTTTTGAGATTCTTTAAATCTCCTGGCATACTATTCCAATTGATACCGAAGCCGCCAGGGCCGCCTCCTAGACACATACTAGGATTGCTTAATTTACCTAATGCACTTAAAATGTTACCTGCTTGGCCAAACAAGTTAGCGTTAAGTTGCGGAAGTAAGTCTGGTATCTTTGGAGCTTGAACTGGGCTGGGACAAAGTCCGCCTAAACTGAATACATTATTGACTTGTCCTAGTGCTTGATTAACACCTTTTAATATATTATCGTAGCCGCTGATTGCTTTAAAATTATCAAGAGCACCTTTCATGCCATTTAATGCACTTTGTAGTTCTCCCAATGCACTTACACCTGCAACATCTTTTAGTAAATCATCTATTGCGAGCTGGGCACAAATTAGTTTACCTTTGAACAAATCTTTCAATCTGCCTGCTAATAGCATACAGATAAGATCTTTTTCATTTTTAGGTAACGGTGTAGGGAAAGTAACTTTTAAAGCAGCCATATTTTATCCATTGACATATACGTCCGGACTACCTATATTTCTAGAATGTCCGCAGGTATCATTATCACCTTGACGATTAACCGGAATGTTTTCTATGAAAACATTATTGCTGCCTTGAGCTGTTAATGGACTACTATGCTTACCTGGTCCGTGCCCTTGTACATGACTTCCATCAACACTTGCTAATAAATTATTAACGTACACAGACGACTGAACTACGCTGGTAATCTCTGCATCAGCTGTATTAGTATCAAATAATCTGTGTACTGCTGGCATATTATAATATGATACTGCTAGAGTTTCTAACTGGTTTAATACCAGTTGTACTCTCTAGATAAGCATCTGCTACTTGATCATTAGTGTCAGCAACACACATAATTGTATGAGCTTTGAATACGAAGTCACTGTTAGGTTCTGCTGTCATCATAAAAGGAATCATTTGAAGTCCTTCTCTGCTGGCAGCTAGAATAACAGGCTTACTAATAGTAAGACCTTCTGCTGTTTGTCCTGTAATCTTGCCAACGACTTCATCGCCGTTAGCTAGTTTCATACTGACTGTATTTCCGATTTTGTTTTCTTTTAACATATATGTATTTATTGAGTTTTTAACCACGTGACTAGATCAGTATAACCTCCAATGGCCTGATCGTCGATAAAGATTTGAGGCACGGTACGTGGCGCTGACCCCAATCTTGTTGTTAGAGATTCTAACAATGTTTCCCTTGTTTCGGCATTGATGTGATGTTCAGTGAACTCCCAGCCTTTACTTTTAAACAAGTTTTTTGCTTGAACACAGTATGGGCACTGGTCCTTTGTATAAATTTCTACTTTCATTTTAATTTCCTTGATTATTTAACCATTTTACTAATGCATCATAACCGCCAATTGGTGCATTATCTACAAAAATCATAGGCAACGCAGTTGGTTCTGCTCCTAATCTTTGCCTTAGATTACTTATTATTACGTCAAACGTTTCTTGAGTAATCAAGTATTCTGTGTATTCGCAATTTTGATCTTGCAAGAGTTTTTTGGATTGATCACAGTACGTACAACTATCTATAGTATACAATTCCACCTTCATTGTATTCCTGTTGTATCATAAGTTTGTGCAAAGATATCTTTCTTTACTGCACCATAATCGTTAGCACCATGTCTAACAATATAATCATTGCCTGCTGTATAATTTAAGTCGCCCCATGATGTATGGATAACACCGTCATGGTCAGCAAGTTTAGCAATCTTAGGGATCTTTTTAGGTGTACAGATACCATTGCCCAGGTCGTCTTTCATTTCACGAAACTTCTCAGGAGTAATAGGATACTGTTCACCTTTTGGACCTGTCATAATATAATGACCTGCGTCATACTTAACAGGGCCTTCTAAAGTTTGAACTGTGCCTGCTTGTTGAGCAATTTCATACTTTTCTTTAGCAGGCTTTTTAAATGTTTTAAAACTACCTTGTTCAAACCATTTATCATTAATTTGCGATGTTACTTCGTTGATTTTCATAATATTCCTTATAGTGTAGGCAATGCATCATAGTCGATGCTATCACTCATTACACCAATAACGTAATTAGTACTTTCATTTTCTTGTAATGCAGTTTGCTTTTTACTTGTATCGCTATGCTTGTTAAACCAAGGAATAGGAGTTGACTTAGGCGCAGGACTTTGATATTTAATGCCTATTTCCTTTAAAGCGTTAACTGCTGTATAATCAACAAACTCTTTTAGAATGTTTGCATTCAAACCAATAACTGGACCCATTTTAAACAAATAGTCTGCCCATGCTTTTTCTTCGCGGATAACATCCATGTACATAGCGTAAACTTCTTGTTCGCACTCTTGTTTAGCTTTGACAAATCTAGAATCTTCTTTAACTACTTGATTGATCAAGTAAGCAGTCCAACCCTTGTGTAGTAATTCATCTTGTAGAATCAAACTGATGATGTTACCGTTACCAATAAAGATTTTGTTCTCTACCATTGCCAAACTTGTAGCAAAGCTAACCATAAAGCGGAATGCTTCTAAAGCATAGCTGGCATTAAGTGCCATCCAAATTGCCTTAATATGCGAATCTTCAGAAACTAATTCGAATCCTAATTCTTTCTTACAATTCATTCTATGCAATTCATCATAGTACTTACCGACACTACTTGCCATATCAACAATCTCTTTAGTGTCGTGGATAGTGTTGAACACATCCTTAGGCACGTTATAAATGTTACGGATAATATGACTGTATGATTTACTGTGAATGTTTGTTTCAAAGAATCCCCAGTTATACATCAATGCCTCAACTTCTGGCAAGCTACATACAGGTGTGAATACTTGTGTAGGACCGCGGCCTTGTAAACTGTCTAGTGCAGTTTGACGAAGCAAGTTACTAGTAAAAATATGTTTAACTGCATCGCTGGCTTCTTTAAAGTCGTTGCTGTCTTTAGTAAGACTTACTTCTTCTGGTTGCCAAAAGAAACCACGTGCGGTGGCATCATAGTCTGCAATCTTTTTATATTTGACTTCTTCGAAACGCTGAATGGTCACTGGTCCAGCAGGATCCAAAAACATCTTACGACCTAGATAGTCTGTTTTAGTGGTTAAATTGTATTGTTGTTTGCTCATTTGTAATTCCCTGATGCAAGTACTATCTTGCAAATATGTTCTAGTCGTTCGATGTGCTCATAGGCACGCCAAGGAGTATTGTCTATTGCAACTACTCCATGTCCTTTAATGCCCACGATGTCGTAGGCAATATTACCGTTATTATCTAATTGTAACATCTTATGGCACTGGTCTGCAAGCTCTTGGCTTATCGGAGCTACATCACCTACGTTAGGTGCTACCTTAGTATATCTATTGAGTTCTGGAAAAGCATCGCTGATAGTGCTTAGATCAATACCAGCATGCATGGCAGCAATACAGTAAGTTGGATGCACATGCACTACTACTCGAACATCGTCCTTATGCTGTCCCATTTCTTTTTGTAGACCAAAATGCAATGGTATTTCTCCACTGGGCACTAAATTTTTACTAATATCAGTATATGGGAGATCACGCCAATTGTAATTAAAGGCAGCACTTCCATATCCACTGTGGATACTTTTATCAATACTGATCTTTTTAAATTGATCAGGTTGCAATGTTTGCTTCCGTACACCGCTAGGTGTAATATAGAAGTGGTCGCGGTCGTGATGACGAATACTTACATTGCCGTCACGACTAGTAATCCAGTTACGCTTATAAGCGTCTACCATAATATCGCAGATTGTTTCTAGCATTATAACTTACAAGCCTCGCAGTCATCATCAAGGTCTTCTACTTGATTAAAATTCAAACTGATAACATTATCAGGCTGTTCTTCTACTGCTTTACTACCAGCTTTGTTTATCAAGCTATAGTAGAAAGTTTTTAATCCCCAATAATGAGCTTGCATTAAGTTCTTAGCAATTAGAGTTGTTGGAACTTTTCTATCAGCAAAGTAAGCGGGATTGTAGAATGTATTAGTTGAAATACTTTGGTCAACATAAGCGGCAATAACACTTGCTGTCTTCAAATAGCCATCGCAGTCTTTCTGTTCCCACATTAGTTGATATTTGTTTTTCAACTTGTGATATTCAGGTACAACTTGTGTGAATGATCCAGCTTTACTTTCTTTTGTACTAATCAAGCTCATTGGCATTTCAATACCGTTAGTCGAATTAATAACAACTGAACTAGACTCTACTGGAGCCACTGCCATTTGTGTAGCATTACGAACACCATATTCTTTCATTTGAACTCGTAAAGTTTCCCAATCTAATTCAGGAGCAAAGTTTGCTAACTCGTTTACTCCGTTAGCACGTAGTTCCCATGGGAAAACTCCTTGACCGTAGCGTGTCTTATCACTGCCTAGACACTTACCGCGTTCTTTGGCCAGTTCGACACTGGCTTCAGTTAGGTAGTAGGCTTGATGTTCACTCCACGACTTGACCTCTGCTAGAGCTTCCTTCTCGCCGTACTTAAGGCTTCGTTTGGCATGCCAGTAAGCTAGGTTTGTGATACCGATGCCCAATGGGCGAATTTCGTCATTGCTTAACTTACTTTGAATACTCAGGAAGTCTTGATAATCGAGGATGTTGTTAAGACTGCGGTGAAGAATACGGCAAGCCCTACGCATATCTTCTGGATTGCGGAAAGCTCCCCAGTTAATACTACCCAACGTGCATAAAGCAATGCGACCATCAGGATCATCAAGACGTTTAAAAGACTTAGTAGGGAGTAGAATTTCACAGCAGAGGTTACTTTGATAAATCGTATGATACTCTGGATCAAACGGACCTTGGTTCATAACATTGTCTACAAACACAAGATAGATACGCCCTGTATCAGTGCGCTCTTTTAGAATGCCGCCTTTGAATACTTCTTCAGCTGACATTGTTTTCTTACGAAGTCCTGGTGTATTCTCATACTTTACATACAGCTCTTCAAACTTTCCAGTGTTACTGTAAAAGGCTTCGTATAAATCAGGTACTTCATTGGGATCAAAGAAGGTTATTGCTTCTTTGTTTTTAAATCGTCTCCAGAAGAAAGCACTAAGCACAACCCCATAATCCATATGACGGACTCGGGTTTCTTCTGTTCCTTGGTTGTTCTTAAGGACAATAAGATCATCAAACTGATGATGCCAAATAGGATAAAAAACAGTAGCACTTGCATTACGAATACCTCCTTGACTGCATGAGCGCAAATCTCCAAACCACTTCTTCAAGAATGGTATCATACCAGTGTGCATAATTTCGCCACCGCGAATAGGACTACCCAGCGGGCGTAGACGTCCTATCTCCAAACCAATACCAGCACGTTTACTGGCATACTTGGCCATCATCTCTCCACTAGCAAAGATACTGTCAAGATCGTCATCACTACGAATAAGAACGCATGAACTGAATTGCTTGGTGGGAGTGCCCAGACCAGCAAGTACTGGAGTAGCAAGAGTAAATAAGCC